GGGGAAAGATGGCGCGCAGAGGGTGGGAGAGGGCCTCGCAAAATTGTATCAAAATAGGGTCGAGGTATAGAACGCGCAGCCAGCTAACAGACCGAGCTAGGACTACAGCGGGACCGAAGATGGACCAGCAGTGGGCCGAAGATGCAGTATGCAGTACCACCCTGAAGCTCAAGATGGTACGACATGCTACAGCTTAGGAAGCGTTAGCAGCAGTGATGGCGTTGGACACAGCAGTCACCAGTGCATCCAGCTCAGCCTTGGTGAAGCGGATGCTGTACTTGGCCGGGTCTACACCGCCACCATCAAAGTCCTCAAGGGCCTTGGACAGGTTGTACGCAGCGCGGTACAGGGCTACAGCTTCAGCTTTGGTTACGGTGCCAGTTACGAAAGTCATGGTAGTTCCTTATCAGAGATTGCAGGCCAATTCAGGCCCATGGATTTAGCGACTTCATCAACAGGAATCGCGTCTTGCTTGGTCAGCTCTTGCAGCGGCGCAGGGATGTTCTCCTGCACCTTCTGTTCAAGGGCCTTTGCTACCCGATTGGCAGCCCGGTCAACCACGACCGGCAGGACTGCTTGGACGATCTTGTCCAGCAGGTACTGTTTCAGGTTCAAGGTAGTTCCTCCCACATTAGGCTGAATACTCCAGTGGCAGTACCGTTGCCCATGTTAGTGAGCTTCAGGAAGTACGTGCCAGCCGGAAGGATGCGCCAGTCCACAGCGTCCGCAACTGTTGCCACGATGCGACTACCCGTGCCTGCGTAGCAGTCAAAGGTCTCAACAACACTACCACCGCTGATGGTTGGTGCAGTAGCTACACCCACAGTCACTAGGGCAGTGTGCGCCGGGGACGGCCTGCGGCTTGTCAGGTGTAACCCACGGACGGACACAGTGCTGAACACGTCCTCGCTGGTACTCCCGGCGTACGCATCCACTTGAATGTCGCCTAGTGTGCCAGCACACCGCTGGGACTTCAGGATGAAATCGCACGGCGCGGTGAACTTCAAGGCAGCGTTACTGGCGTTCGCCACGGAGTACCTGTAGTTCATCCTGAACTGCCGCCCATCCCACAAGCCATCCTGCGCCTGCAGGCCGGGTGCGATCAGTTCCACTTCAACCGCGCCATACCCGAATACCCAGAGCCCCGGCTCACCCGTGCCCACCACGAAGCTCGCGCCGGGCTGGATAGGCAACCCTACCTCGCCCACAAAGGACGCGACAGGGGCCGCCTGCTGGGCCTGCAGCAGCACTGTCTGCCGACCCGTGTTTGTCACCCGGACAGGCGTGCCTACCGGGATACCCGCCCCGGTGTACACGTCCACCCAGATGCTCGGCAATAGCACTCGCGCCATGCCACCTCCTCGGCCCACAATCGGGCCAGATTAAACGATCTACTCCACGGAGTACGGTAGCCCCAAGAACATCAGGCGCTCGTCAGCACGGCGTTTCTGCAGCCCCGGCAGCGCCTTCCCATCGGCATAAACCCACTTCAGGAACTGGTCAGCAGCGCCACTGGTGTTACCCACTTTGAATTTCTTCAGCAGGGTACTGCCAGCCAGCGCCTGCAGGCCGAGGTTGAATGCAAAGCTCACCAGCGCGTCGAACTGGCCCTGCGTAGGCACGCTGCCCAGCAGGCGCAGCACGCCCTTCTCGAACACTACCAGATCGGCCAGCAGCAGGGCTTCTGCCTGCTCTACCGTGATCTTCAGGCCCTTCTTGACGTCTGGGCCAGTATGGCCGTAGCCCACCGTCAGGACGCCAGCAGGGCACACATACGCGGTCAGGCGGCACCCCTCGCGGGCCTTGATGAACTCAAGGCACTTCTTGGATACCTTCATGTTAACCACCCAGCAGATCCATGGCTTGACCAGCTACACCTAGCACAGCGTCAAGGCCACCGGTAGCGTACGCAGTGGCCAACAGAGCCACTACACCAGCCACTTTGGCAATAGTGGCGGCGTACTTGCCGACCTTAGCGGCAAAGGTTGCAACAGCATCAGCTTTCATAAGAAAGTCCTCCAGTTTGTCAACGAAAGCAAGTTTAGAATTGATTTCCTCCACAGCCGCAGCTTGCTTGATCTGCGCCTGCTCAATGTGCCGTACACTGCGGCCCAGTTGGGACAGCGCAACCTTGTTGCTGCGGTCGGACTCCTCTAGGGCACCGACACGTCGGTACAGGTCCAGCAGTCCAGTATCGGTGCCTTGATTCATCTAACGTCTCCGTCTGTGTGCAATAGCACGCGAGCCTTTAGCTGACGTGCCTTGGTTGTGCATGTATCCCATAGGGTTCTTCAGGAACTCCTGCGCCTCTTGTTTGGCGCGGGCGGCAGCAGCCTTGTGTTCATCCAGCGCAAGAACACCTTTCCAGTGGCGAACGCAACCGGCAAGGACCTCGATACGGTCGTCATGCGCAAGGCTGTTCCGGTCGGTGGTGATGTTGTTGATCTGGCTGAACAAGCTGTACAAGCCCCACTTATCGCGGCTGTGCTGCTTGTTGCACTCGATGTCCGACTGGAACACTCGCTTGTGCAGTACCACCCGGTGGCGTTGCAGAGCAGCTACCAGAGAGTCGATGATGCGCTTCTCCTTCTGGCCCGTGCTGTACTCTCCAGTCACGCCGACGTGCTTCAAGCCCCGCTTCTCAAGCTCTGCTCGGAGGTTAATCTCGAACAGCCCGTGGCCCATGTTGGACTCACACTTGATAGTCGTAACCCTCAGCTCCCGGATGACCTTGGCGAGCTTGTCTATGTTCTCCTCGCTGATACCGCCCCGCAGGCCACCCACGTCTAGGACGTGGATGTACGGGCCGATAGCGACGCTTACACCATAGGCCAGCTCATCCGCGCCACCGCCTGCCGGGTCAATGTACATGAAGGCGTCTTTCCAAGACACCCAGTTCACGTTGTCCAGCGGGATGGGGTGGTACATCTTCACTAGCGGCACCGGGAAGTCTGGCGGCAGAGCCACCTCGTACTTCGGCGCAGCTTGATGCACCACAATCTCCGGCACGCGGTCGCTGTCGAAGTTAGCTACCAAGAAGTCAGACAGCCGCAGCTGTTGACGGGCAGCATCAGACAGGGTAGTATCCAGCATGTACTGTAGCTGGAAGTCCTCTGGACCCTTGTCTAGCTCTTTCTCTTGGAGGGCTTCTTCGTTGTACCGCTGCGGGTCTGCGGGCTTGCCTCTGAGGCCGTCGAGGCCACCTCCGATTTGGAGGGAGGGGTCCGCAAGAATGCGGTCCGCAAGGAATGGGGCCAGCTTGTCGCCATAGCGTTCTGCCTCCTCTGGCGTTGGGAACCGACCCGGCCAAATGCGTACGCAGAAACCCCGGCCCGGTAGAGTGTTATAGATACTGTCCTTGGACTGTGGGGTGCCCAGATACAGGATGTCGCCGTGTGTGTTGATACTACCGAACTCTTTGGTCAGCTGCAGGAGCTGCTGGCGCTGGAGTACAGTAGCACCGTTCTTGTTGGATTCCACGTCATCAGGAATCAGCAGGTCGGCGCGTCGGCCCGGCAGGTTGGATGTGATACCGGCACACGCGATGCTGGGGCTTCGGTCGAGGCCCTTCAGCGAGTAATGCACGTCAAATGACATGGTACTGGTCCGGTCGCCTGCAGTCCGGTCAGGGCGCAGGTACTCCAGAATTTCCCAAGTCATGATGAGCCGCACAATAAGCGTGGCGGTATCGTTAGAGTTCTGCTCGCCAGCTGACACGATAAGGACCCGTGTACTTGGTCGATGAATAATGCGCCAGACGGCGTACAGCGCAGCCAGTGTGGTCTTAGCCTCACCCCGCTGCGCCATCACCATCCGCAGGCGCGGGCCGTACTGCATAAACTCTGCAATATCTGCCTGCATATCGGTTAAAGGGAAGCCGAGAAAGGCCATGCCATCTGCTGCGAAAGCCGAGTACTCAGGGTAGTACTCGGCTACCTCAAGTGCGTAGGCAAACCGCGTTTCGATGTCCATTAAGCCTCCTTAGCGTCTCTGTCTGCCATTTGAATTACTTTGCCCAGTCTACGGGCTTGGGATTGCTGCTTCAGCTTGTCTCGCAGATTTTCCAGATCGGATTTATCAGCAGGGTCTGCAGTGATGTTGTTGTCCTTCAGGAACTTCGTGATCGCGCCAATAGTGGCAGCGTCAGTGAACATTTCATCCTCTGCATCCTTTTTGAGTCGCCCTATCAGATTCTCTGCAACCAAGCGATGCAGCTCCTCTAAGAGAGAAGCTGTCGCCTTCATATTTTCTCCTACACAGGGGTAATGTCACCACTGCCATCCGTAGCACGCCATGCGGAAGTGGCCAAGCTGTTAATGGCGTAGCGCAACTTACCAGAGCTAGATTCGTACACAACCCTACCCGGTGTTTTACGGTGAATGTTAATACCGTTGGAGGCATTGCTGAGTTGGGCAGTGATCAGAGCTGGTACTGGGTCAGCTACTGACATATCTGCAATCTCCAAGGACTGCCCTTCCAGTACATGTACAGATCGAATCTTAATAGTCGAGCTACTCACGTAACCATCATAAACGGGGTAGACAGAAAGCGTGGCAGTAGTCCCGGCTGTGGATGCGTATCGCACATCGTAGAAAAGGCGCGTGTACTGCCCGGCTGTCGTGATTTTCAGCGGGGTTGCCACAAATTCCCCGGCGGCTGCATTTAGCGTGCCGTCTATCGCGCTATATACCCGTATGTTCGGAGTCCCGGTAACGCCAGAGGTATCAACATCCAGAACAAGCGTTACCCATTTGCCTGAAAGC